TCGGGTTGGCACAATCATCGAGAACAACAAAACCAGACTTGTTTTCTGTTGACTTACTTGCGGTAATAGTAATTTTCCTTACTCCGTCTGGATATATCTGAACTTGCTTCGATACTGTTTCGATTATCGGTTCACCAAGTTCATTGAACTGCGGCATCCCTGTCTGTGGATCAATGCTCTGGCGATTTTCCTGTACTTTTTTTGTGCTATAGTCCCTTATCCATACCTCTTTTACGAGACATCGCTCAAGTTTTTTGTCTGTGTTCCCACGTGAAGAAACGCCCGCCGGAGTGACGGCAGTTGCATATTGTCCGGTATATGACGTATTTATCGATCCGTAACCAGCGGTATTTTTGTACTCTTCTCGCACAGTTCCGAGCAAATCATAGGCCTCGTCAGCCGCAATACTGCTAACACCGAATTTATCTTCCATATCATCTATGTATTTCAGATAAGCGAATGTTACAAAAGGCATGTCTGTGTCGAGATTTTCAAAAAATCCTGGAGCTGGATAGGTCCAAAAGGGATCAGTTAATGATATAATAGGCTCCCCAGTTTCTTTGTTCCATGTAGGTTTCTCAAAGGTTACTCCGTAAATTTCCATCTGACGGGCGGAAGCCCGTATCTTGATTTGTTGATTGGTTTCTTTCCACCATTTCTGGAGTTTGGCAGACAAGATTCCCTCTGCTCCATCTTCACTCGTGCCATCAAGATCAATTACTTCGCCGACTGGTTGCCGGGCGGTTATATTGGCAACGGTTCTTTCTATATTAGCAAAATAGAGATTGACGAGAATCAAGCCCTGAGTCTTTCCTGTTACTCCGCCGGACTTGCGCCGATAGAGACTATAATTGGAGAGAAGATCGTCGTGCTTGCCGAGCCTGTCAAGCTCTGCGCGGGCCACGTCAAATAAACTATTGGCAAAGCTCGCCACATCTGGATGATCCTTTGGTGGAATATTGCTCAAACTCCACTCTGATTGCATTGGCATGGCTTATCCCTTGTCCTTATGGACGCGCATGTGGGCTCCGAGACCAGCGAGCGATCCACAAACCTTACCGCATTCTGGACATGCAAGCGATTGATCTTCTTCTATCTTTTCATGGACAGGCTCATCAATGATTGACAACTTACCATCGCGGGTAATATATCCAGAGCATCGAGTACACATCATCCTGAATCGCGGAGTTGACTTATCCCCCAGGGCTCCGTCGTAGATAGGCCAGTTGAATTTTCTATATGGGTCCTGTAACCGCAGCATCCCGCCATGGAGAGGAACGTCTGGATTGTATAGGTCTGTCGTTTCGTAGAGGTCTGTAGCCCCACATGATTGGCATTTTATTTTCATGATTATTTCTCCATTATAATATCGAGAGGATGTTGGCGAAACTCACAATCTGGATTCCTTTGATTTAATACCCAGATAGAATAAGACAATGTATCGGGTCTGCACTTCATATAAGTCTTCCAGGTTTTGATTTCTGGATTCTCTTTTATCCTTTTTTGTATTCTAATCATCTTTCGGAGTACCGCGCTGAGCAAACATATCAAGGAACTTATTGGTCCTGTCAATGACATGCTCCTCGTCAGCACTATTATTCCCTGCTTCAGGAAATGGCAACGCGTCCCCCGCGTCTTCTATGGTAAACACATCTCCGGCTGGGTCAGGTACCGGAGATAAAATAGACCCCAAGCGTTTCGTGGCCCCAAGCACAAGCCATCCGCCGAGAGTTACCGAGATAAGCGATATCAAACTTCCCAGTCCAATTGAAACAATAATTGTGTAGTCCATTTTTAATCCTCGATAGTGAAAATTGTTTCGCTCTGAGAGTTCATCCAGGTACATTGACATAACAGGGAGTGCACAAGGCCCCCCATTGCTACAATACAGGGATCATCTTTAAGGAATCCTGAGCGTAATTTATTTTGTAAAATATCATTGTATCCAAAGAAGAAGCGTCGTGTTTCTTTCAATAATACTGATCGTAAATCTCTAACATAATTATCAAATATTTTCTGAACATAAAAATCGATCGGCGGTGATAAAAGGATTGCATTTCTATCATTGCCGTCTTCGAGCAATCTCTCATTAGTCAGCGCAAGGGTTGTTAAAAAACGATCAGGATCTCCGATCCACACCCTGAACAAATCCTTGTGAATACCGAATCCGTACTTTTCTCTAAGTTCAAGACATCTCCTGAGGAGAATGGGCACGTCCATCGATTTAGCTTCATCGAGAAGCTGAAACTTGGCATTGATTGGGTCTGTGTCAAATTCTGTATCTGGTCGTACTATGCCAACGATTGCCGCATAGCCGGGCTGTCCGTCTGAACTATCCGTAACCTCCGAAGGCCAACCGAGGCAGGCATACAGATCAAAATATAGTTGCCCTGTTTCGGTATTCCTGAACCAATGAGGCCGCTCGACAAGTTCCTTCCCTGTAACTTTTGCGCGATCAATACGCGATCTCAAGAGATCAACGGCGTAAGGATGTGTTATGAGTTCGATCAAGCCCATTTCTTATTCTTTGAATTCCGTAATTCTATCCATATAATATACTTCATCAAAAAATATCGTGCAATAAATTGACCTATTTAACCTGTTTAATCTCCAGGGAACGCAGTGAACTCGCAATCCTGAAATAGTCCCCCGGCCCCCGCGAACGTCATTGCCAGGGACATCAGGCGGTCAGGACTTCTTCCAAGAATCTTTTTCATGTCCGCTGTCTTGGTTACTTCTACGTAACCAGTATCGGTATTATAGGTCAGCGCAGTTAACTCTTCGATCAGCGCCTCATCTGGCGGTAACATGGCTCCCGAATCTGTGCGCAACCACTCGCGGACTCGCCATAGGAGTTCATCTCTGAGTATTCGGAATTCTCCGATCTCCGTTTTTGTAGTAGGTTTTGAGGCTACTTTGATTCCAGTTGCTATCACTCCGTCTGATCTTTGCATGTGCGGAGCAACTCCGGCCCCGACGCCAGTTGCGTCCACGTTTGCCCTATTTATGCCCTTGTTGCGTCGATACCAGGTTACGGCTCTATTGCCTGTCTCTATTGGATCAACACCATTCCATGTATCGAACGACGTAAGATATCCACCATAACGGCCAACGGCAACGTTACTATCATCTCCCATCTCTGCAACGTCAAGGCCCATCACTCCATGAGCGCCCACGGGTGGGGTCTCTCCGTACTTGCCCACATATAAATCATACCTGGACCTGGCCGCAGATATCCACTCTTCAGATATTAATTGATCTGAGCCTTGAGCGGGATATTGGCCGAGCACCATATACGAAAAACTTGGATTCAGTATCTTATATTTACCGGCCTGAAGTGGAGGAAAGAACGTCCCGTCCTGCCTTTTCGCAATTTCTCTCACAAGAAAATCTGGGAGTGTATAAACTGATCTCTCCGTTTCTTTATCGCCGTTCCTGAATGGTCTTGTCCATAAATTAACGCGCCTTACTGTAGTCTCTCGCGACACCGCTCCAGGGATGACATTTTGACCCGTGACAACATTGGGATGGTTGAATACCGAAAGGTGAACTACATTCGCCTCTTTATTTTTTATCATACGATAAACAGGGCCTACAGCCTGGCGGGGGTTAAACATAATCAAAAGTCGTACATGACCTCCGGACATACATGATTCAATGCCGGTATAGACCGGATCGGGGATTGCGTCACCTTCATCGAGGACAAACAACATGTAAGGTCTATGCTTCCCGCTGAAGCGGGCTTCCTTCTCCTTCTCCGTACCTGAACTTGGTATTGTGACTCCAGTTAAGAAATCTTCCGGCCCCCTTCGCAGATCAAGGGTTGTTATGGTATTGCCTATAAATAAGTCCTGATGTTCCTGAACAATCGTCCCTATCTCTCCCCAAAGAATGTTTTTTAAATTATCGAGGGGCGGGGCCGCCGCAGTAAATACTTTGACTTGCGGATGACAAAGATAGAACCATACGGCTATACGTGCGGCGGCATGGCTCTTCCCAACGTCATTGCCGCTGATAGCAACAGTGACCGTATTGTCGCGCACAGACTCCATCATTACCTTAACATCATCTGTGAGCGTATCACCGAGGATTTTCTCACAGAATCCTACCGGATCATACTGATATTCTGTGAAACTCCCCGCGACCAGGTACTCAATAGCTCGGGGGGCTAATCTGGATACGAGGCTCGATACGAGATTGTCAATATCTGCATCTGTCATATTGAAGTCTTGAGATATCATTCTATGGTGTCCACTCCGCTCAGGTTGAATTTAAAGATTGTTATGAGTACATTGAGTAGTCTTGTTTTGTGCGTTGATTGTAGGGCCTGTTTTGGGGCTCTTTGTTAACATATCCAATTTTTTTATCTGGGCCACTACTTTTTTAGAAGTGGCCCAGAAATTCATCATACAACAGATCGAGGGATAACGCTTCTAACCAACTCAATTATTAAGAGATTAAGTATTTTTTCTTTTTAAATCAGTAACTTAGATAATTCCTTTTATATATAGGGGGAAAAATATGAAAAAAAAGCAGTGCGGGTGTATAACAAACTTTTGGCCACTACTACTTTTTATCTGGCCAGTACTTTTTCCCTAATTCTATCAGATAGTTCCAGACTGATTTGACTACAATTGGTACTATTCCTAAAAAAGAAGTGGCCTAAAAAATATCCTTTAATCTCAATTACTTATAACTTTT